CTGATAAGACTGATTTGACGTTAAGAAGCGAGCTTATCGGTGATCTCGGCGCGAGTTTACTCGGCAACGGAGTTGAAAATCTGTCCTCAGATATAAACTCAAGAAAACCGTTGTCGTTTTATGGCGGTGACCGCGGTGCCCTTGTTTCACTGCTTGATTATGCTAAGACTACTAGCCGCCCGGTCCGTCTGACATCCGATGTGACAGTAACAACTCTAATTGACATTGATTTTGCTGGTGCTAAATTGGACATTGATTTTGCCGGATTTTCAATTTTATCAGACTCAACATGCCTAAGGCTTCGAAATCTAGCCACTCAATCTGTTATGTATAGGCCATCATTAAAAAACATAACAGCTCCTTGGTGCATATCTCGATGGAACAGTGATGAGTGGATTATAAGCCCTGCATCTGTTCTAGCTACGCTAACTCAGACTAATGGCATTGGATTCTACCAACCAACAAGTAACGACTCAGATATTTGGTCGAGTCTTACGTCTGAGCAACAGAACCAGAACATATCACCTAAGATTGAGATTTATACATCTGCTGATGTAAAGGTCTATAACCCAAGCGGTAGATTTGCCCTTTATGAGTTCTATCAATGCCACCGCTGTGAGGTGTTTTATCCAAACGTGCATGGGGGAAAGGGTGTGCTGGGAACCATAGTTTTTAACAACTCAGGTGATACTGGCTATGGTTCTGGGAATAAAGTACACGGTGGGCGTGTAGATTACGGTTCATTTTCCGGTGTATCTTTTATACGCAACAAAAAGGGTGGCGTCGATAGTGCATTCATACCGTATCGCTGCGGTGAGTCAGGCGTTAAAACATTCCAAAACAATATCAATGGGCGTTCCGCTAGATGCTACCGAATGTCGTTTTCTGATATATTTCCGTATCAGACAGTATTTGATGGCGTTGATTTTAACGCTGATTATGGCTCAGCGTCAGAACGAACTGATGATTTCACGTTAGCACAGTATCCATGGAACCAGCTACCAACCGCACATTCTGTTCACAACATACAAGCAAAAAGTTGTCGACAAACTGGGGTTTGGGGTGATGGACAATTTAATAGCTACGCAGACGTCAATGCGACTGAGTGTCTTTTGTCCGGCATATGGCTTAGGGCAACGAACTCAAAAGTAAGTGACGCATCTGTAAATGAATGCAACATTTCTAATAGTTCAGGATACAATCAATTAACTATCGATGGCGCTGGGAATACAATCGCCTCGCCATTTATATCCACATCTGCATCAATCACCGAAGGACAGGCTATATACATCCTCGGCGCTTCAACCCTGATTGATGAGAAAGTGGTAGGTAATCTTACTGGAATTACGGCCCCACTACATGGAACCAAACGTGTTGATAAATTAATTGTTGGTAGCGAATCTGTTTCTGAGACGGGGGTAGCTGTTGATTTGCATCCCCGAGGTAGAAACTTAGCAAATGGAGCTGCCGAGCTATCTGGTGTTATACAAGTTGGTTCATCAGGTGCCGAAACCGGATATGGACAGCTAAAGGCAAGGGCTGGTGGTTCACTTGTGCACGGGGTAAAGGCGCTCCCAGATGCTGGGGGTATCGGACTGCTAGCTGTTGGAACATCAATTAATGGTTCGTGGCTAGCAAATAACGAAATCCTCTTCTATCAAAGCGGAACATCTATAGTTGCTGTGTGTAAACTTACAGATGGGACAGTAAAGACGGCAATAATTATAGTTTAGATTGCAGCATGCGCTCACAAAAATAAAAGCCCCATCACGGGGCTTTTTCTTCTTCGTATCGCTTAATTTCTTTTTGCTGCCATTTAATTATTTCGTCTGACTGCTTGTTTGCTTCTGTTATTTCAGCCCGCAAAGCTGGTGCTAACTCATCAACGCACGACCCAAATTTCAAATCACTTGATTCAATCTGCTTTGGCCTTGGCAGCATCGACACTGGCACCGTTACCACTTTTATCTTTATCATGGTTAGTGTTACAGGCTCTATTTGATGGCTGCATGATGCAGATAGCATCAATAGCGTCAGCAGGAATAGTCTGGTCATAGCATGGTAGTCCTTTAATCTGATTCTTGATGGTGTATTTTGTCTGCTGCAATTCAGTTGATATTTGTTCGTGCATCTCTCTGATTGCTTGCTGAGTATCATCAATGCTTTGCTGTGTTTCAGCTTGCTTTGAGATTGTCTCGTTGAGTGATGCGTTTTTTGATTGCGCATCAGTGAGTGATTGCTCTAGATTTGTTTTGTCTTCCTTGAGTTGTTGATTGTCTGAATACAAAATTTTAGAACCAGCAGCAAGTAACATAAAAGCTATAACGAAAGCAAAGTAAATGTATTTACTCATGATGATGAACCTTGTTTTACAATGCGCGACATCAGCACGACGGCGAACAATAGCGAGTAAGCCCATTGTGGCATATTGCTACCGTAGTATTCATTCACCGCCGCAACAACTACGCCGATAGTGGCTGCATGAACTGAAAACCATTTATAGCACTGCTGCCAATCGTCAAGTAAATGTGCGTTGAACCAGTTTTTAATCTTCGAAAGCATCTGCATACTCCTTGGGTAATTTCTTGCGTTTATTATATCACTAAGTATAATTAAGTAAACATGGTGAAAGGACATACAAAATGATAAAACAAAGAAGTTCTGAATTCTTAACATTAATAACAGAATGCATAGAATATGACGAATCATCAAAAAGCTGCTTAAGATGGAAGAAAAAAAGGAGCACAAACCCCAAGGTGTTTGTAGGTGGCGAAGCGTTAAGCAGCGTAAACGGGAGAGGATACATGCATGGATTTTTTGATGATTCATATATACTGTCACACATGGTTGTGTATTTTCTAAATCACGGTAAATGGCCAACTGAATGCATAGATCATATTGACGGCGATAAAATGAATAATGTTGCTTCAAATTTACGCCAATCTGGTGACACGCTTAATGCAAGAAATCAAAAGATAAATAAAAACAATAAAAGCGGTCATCATGGCGTAAGGTGGGTTGCAAATAGGAGTAAATGGACAGCAAGCGGGAAGAAAAATGGGAAAACAATATACTTAGGAATATATGAAAATAAAAATGACGCAATAAATGCAGTGGAGATATTTAAAGCGTCAGTTGGAGGGTACACAAAAAGACATGGTGTCATTTAAGGCATAAATCAGATTCCGCTTTTGCTCTACGAACAAGACCATGCAAAACCGTTTTACCTGCATAAATGTATTTAAGCATGGATTTGCATGAATTAATTTTGTCGCCAGCGTTGGCATATTTAAGCACCGATGATCGCTTGAATGTGCCACATCCTTTGTTGAATGCGAATGACGTATAAGCATCAAGTTGACCTTGCGTGACACCTACATTAACATTCTCAATGACGCACTTCTCAGCCTCTTTAATATCAGATACCCATAGTTTTGCGATTTCCTCATTGGTGTATGTTTTATTTAGCTCGATATCAGAGCCTGTGTGACCAATACCTACGGTTAAAACCTTTGCCGGGCAATAATAGCTTTCAGATTGGCATGACTCGAAATCACCTATAAGCTGCAATCCATACTTTGATGTGTGAAGTTCTTTGCTGTGACTTGATATAACAATGGCTATGATTGCTGATATCGAGCAAGCCGCTATTGCTTTCTTTCTCTTAACCGCCATTACTCCACCTCAACTAAATCAATGCTATACGGCTCAGTATCGATATAAACAAAAGCCGAATCAACTCCAGTTATTACACCTGTTTTTGATTTTTCACTGGTAATACGAAAACGAGGGATGGTGAATACCACTTCTTCACCGATGATTGATTTAAAGAATGTTTGCTTGTCCATTAGCATACACCCCAGTCTTCTTCGTTTGTTTTATCCATGCTTATTCTCCAAATAAAAAAGAGCGCTATAAACCGCGCTCTAACCAAAATTGCATCAACCGAAAGTAGTTATAGGCTTCTGTGCCATCGGCTGCTTGTTGCTGCATACGTTCACACCATTGGCTATACATTGAACCCGCACTCCTTTAGCATCCTGATAGCGGTATTATAACAGCCATTGCAAAACAAGTCGGCGTATTGTTGTATTGCACATTCTACACACTGCATTGTTGTTGCCTCATGCTTATGGTCATCATTCGATGCGGCGTTGTAAATGGTGTTTTCGGTATACGCACTTTTGATGCGTCACGATGCCGCGTCAATACTTGCAGATTACTTTTTGGTGGTCTATTACGCACTGGAATACCTTGTTGCCGCAGGTACTTGTTAATCGTCGGCGCTGTCATGTGGTATTTATCAACAATATCTTCCATTTTCATGCCGTCTTCATAGTCATCGATGATTAATGCAAGAATTGCATCTGTCATTTTCACATTTGACTTATCGCGGTTACGCTTCATTGCGGCATTGATGTCATCGCTATTTAAGTCCGACAACCGCGCACTGATTGTATCTTTGCTTACTCCGTGTTTATCTGCCAGCGTTAACATGGTGATACGTCCAGCGCAATAATCCTGCAATTCTTGCTTTGTGAAGTTAACTTCTTTTCGTTTGGTTCCCATTATTTATTCCATCCGTTACGATTAATCAACTCGCGCATCGACTCTCTAACGCGCTCCAGCTCGCTTTCTAGCGCTTGCTCGATTAACTCATGCGACTGCATTAACTTGTCTGCATCGTTGCTGCAACGCGCTAATATCATGCGCGTCGTTTGCGTGTAGTGCTGTTTGTAGCATTCTAATGGGGTTGTTTTAGGCATTAGTTTGAGTCCCTTGGTGGCTTAGGCAGTGGCATCCAATAACGCACTAAATCATAATCAAACCCCCTTGTTGACCAATGCCATATAACGTCAATCCACTCTATTCTTCCGTCAGACATAAACGCCAACACCTTGACGTCGCATTCTGGGGTTTTATCATTAACGCTAATCCATTCGCACATTAGTTTTTGTCCTTTGTAATATCTTCAAGTCTACTTCTTCCTGCTGCATTCAACACGAAAGCCGCACAACACCACCACCATCCGAATGCAGCAAGAAGCAACACCTCAATAACACATGATAAATTTGAGTATGCCTTATGCCAGTTTGTTCTTTGTTTGTATTTTTCAGATATGTCAATTAATGATGATTTACTCATTAACAGACAACACATAGCGATAAAAAACGAAACAAAAGATAAAAAGTAAACTATATTTGTTGCAGCTGACTTCGTCCATTCTTCACCATAGATGAATGAGTACGCAATAATTGAATATACAGCAAAATCAAATAAAACACTTTTAAGTAACTTATTCATGACTATCTCCATATCGTCTTTATGTTGTAACACAGCTTAATCCGCGCATCGCAGAAATTTATTTGTTTATCAGTCAACGCAGCATCGCGCGCCTTGGTGTATGCGCTAATAACCTGATTAATCTCGCCAACAAAGACAACACTGTTTTTATCAATATGAGCTTCAAGATAAACAGCATTATCAATTAGTGATTTATACTTAGCTTGCAATGCACTAACTGAAATTTTCGGATTAATAACTACAATTTCAGATGGTTGCAAACTGTCTTTATCGGCAAATTTAACGCACGATTTGTGCTTGCATTGGCGAGGTTTAACTGGTTTATCGCGCGTGGCGTATAAATCGTCATGCCAGATTTCTTGTTCCATTATTTGCCTCCTTGCAGTTTTTCTAGACGTTTAATTTCAGCCTCAGCGTAGAATTTAATTTTCTTTGCATCGCGTAATTTATCACTGTGCTCAACCAAGCCATAGCGAAAACAAGCGCGGAAGATTTCACCAACCTGGCTATTCATATCGCGGTGACTGATTAAATCCTGTAACTCTTTTGCGCCTGCTGGCAGCTCGTAATATGACGCTGTTGAGCCGTCTGATTTTGTTGTTCTCATCACGTTAACTCCGTTATTTAACTATTACAAATACTAGCACAACATGTGCTGCAATCAAGGATTATATCGTTGTTTTATGAAATTAATTGCTGCTTCCCATCCTAGCGCAACGCACACATGAGAACCTAGCTTGTGGCACTGTAACAGGTATTCTTGCTGTCCTGGTTGCCAGTGGCTTTGCGTATGGTCTATCCGTTTTAACTCGATAACAAAAGCTGGAGTGCAAGGTATAACAACATCGCTAGCTCCAGTGTTTAACGCTCCGCGCAGCTTGTCCTGCTTGGCTTTGTAAAAGTCTTTACCGGTTCGCTTTGCTTCATTTTTTGGATGTACAGCAATAGCATGCAATTCAGGAAACTGAATGCGCAACTGGTTAAAAAATGTAACGTGCTCCACGTCTTCAAGTGGACATTCACCGCGATAATTAACGTCGCCTGCAACATGTAGCCATGAGGGAAATTTCATTCTATTACTCCAAAATCTAATCCAACAACATCAAAGTATTTACTGTTTTTTTGCTTCTTAAACATAATCTTTTCTGGTTGTTTTGCTGTGAATCTGCGTTGGTATGCGTCGGTTACACCACTTAATATTTCGCCAAATGTAGACAAACAAAACTTGTTCCACTTGCTCAACAGCCATGCTGAATCACTTTCTGGATGATACCATTCCATGAGTGTTGATGGTTTATCTGCAATCATGTACTCAACGCGCAGTGATTCAGGCTTTCCATCTTTACCTGGCCATCGTGTAAAATTCCACATCTGAACATCTGCAAAGCGTACTCTGTATGGATCTTTTTCCATCTTAAGCGCTTCTTCGATAAGTTTGGTGTTCGGGTCAACTATTTCCGATTTGCACTTCGTGCAATATCTCGCTGCAATATCATTCTCATGTCCGCAATCTTCACACACTTTGAATGACCACTTATGTGAGCATTGCGTGAACCGCCCGCCAATAATGTGAAACCCTTGGCATCGTCTGCCGTAGTGAGCTGGTAAAAATTTTCCTTCTTCTGCTTCAATGCGTGAGCCTGCTAAATCTACAAAATAACCTTCTGAGTCAATGTCAAAACCATCAGGATTGAATCGCGCAGCAAACTCGTTATGATTCCCACAAGTAGGACAAATAACCGTCATTGGTGATGATTCGCCTTTGCGTGTTGCGCGGATTTCTGGATCAAAAATATCGCCATGAGGAAAGAAGTAGTCTATGTTTTCAGCATAATCCAAAAGCATACAGTTGCTCTTTCCTTCAAATAATCGCATCCCACGTCCTACGCATTGCTGAAACAATGATGCAGATTCAGTTTTCCTAAGCATTGCAACAACATCAACGCAAGGTATATCAACGCCTGTTGTTAATGCACCAACTGAAACTAGATACTTAATTTTCCCGTTTCTTGCTAAAGATATTATTGATTCTCTTTCTTTTTTTGTTGTCTTACCTGTAACTATCTTGCTCAATTCAGAAGGCAATGAATCCATTGCTTCTTCTGCATGTTGTATTGTTGAGCAGAAAATCATAACGCAATTTCTATGCTTTGATTTTTCAACTACATCACTGATTATTCTTGCAGTCTTCCTTCCTTGACCTATAAACGCCACATCTATACTTTCTTTTGTCCATTGGCCTTTTTTGTCCATAACAAGCCCACTTGTGTCATACTTATCATCAACATAACCAACCACAGGTTCAGTTAGAAATCGTTTCGCGATAAGAAATCTAGGCTCAATAGAATAAACTAACTTTGCAAAATATGGGTCTATGCATTCTTCTTCTGTCATAACTCCTCTTATGTAGTGATCGCGGAAAATATACCCTGTATTCATCCTGAACGGTGTTGCAGATACGCCAACAACTCTTAGCAGTGGATTGCTTTCGCGCATTTTATCAATTATGTCTTTTATGCTCGTAGTTAACATGTGGCATTCATCAATGAAAACTGCAGCATAGTTTTTGAATTTTTCTATTGATTTAATTACTGTAAGTGGTGAACCAAACACGACAGAATGTCTGGTTTCTTTTCTGTTTAATGAAGCACTAAATATTGATGCTGGCTCCCCAGTTAGTAGATATTTCTCGTGATTTTGCTCACAAATCTCTTTATTTGGCCCAAGTATAAGAACTTTTTTCCCGCTTTTTTTGTTTAATCTGTGAGCTAATGCCGCAAGGATATAACTCTTTCCTGCTGCAGTAGCAAGCTCCATACAGCAGGGGTCATAGCATTTTGTCATCCAGTTCCACGCTGCATCAACAGCCTCTTGTTGGTAATCCCTTAGCTCAAACATTAATATGTCTCCATAACGTTCTTGCTCGTATTCTTTTTATTGTTGACTTGCTTACGTTGTATTTTGCTGATAAAAAATCATTTCCATCTTTTGATTTTAATATTTCAATTACATCAGTTTCTTTCAACTTTGCCTTGTTATTTCTTGATCCAACCATCCGGTCTCTTTGTTTTCGCAACATATCTCCAACATTGTCTTTTGCTGTACCTAAAAACAAATGATTTGGATTAACACAAGCTGGATTATCGCAAGAATGACAAACATGCATACCATCTGGATTTATTCCTTTAAAATGCATAATAGAAAATCTATGTGCTCTTATCCCAGAGCCATTTTCATACAATCTACCGTACCCATCAGGGTCTTTTAACTGAATCCAATTCCAACACTCATTTTCTTTTGATTTTTTAAAACCAGATAAAAACCTATCTTCAATAGTTCCAAACTTATTCCTCTGCATGATAGATAGTCTTTCTTTAGCTTCTCTGGCCTTTAGGCATCCGCATGATTTTGTCGTACCATTCCTTAATGCTACTCCGTACACAACTCTAATTTCTCCACATTCGCATTCAGCAAGCCAATACTTACCGGTTTGTGTTGTACCGGCTTTTTTATCAGCTAATCGCAAAACTGTATAAGATCCAAATTTCTTACCTGTCATATCTATTGTTGGCTTACCCATGCATACCTCTGCTAACTAATAAAAATGATAGTTTATCATAAAAAACAAGAAGAACAACAACATTTGTCATTCCACTTCTAACATATCAATCGTGGCATTAAATTTAGCCATCAGCTTAATGAATGGGTCGTCCATCGTCATTTTATTGGCCCACACTTTCTTAAACTCAGAAGACGTTAAAACGGGTTTTTCTTTGTTCGTCATGCGCAGTGTTTTGTTATTTGATGAGTAAAAACCATCATACTCAATCACCATATTTTCTTGGTCTACTGACTCAATAGAATAACCAGTGTTAGTGATAAAACACGGGTTAAATATATGCAGCTCTTCATTTGTGCAACGCTGGCAAATCGGCGAACCTTTGGCGGCGCAGCTTTCGCAATTAATAACAGGTAAATTATTACCAATACACAAATCGTAATGGTCACAGTAAGCGCAATACTCACCATCTGTACGCGCTGGTGGCTCATCCATAGCTGACAGTGCAGCATAATCATCAAGTGCTAAATAAGCAGCGTTAGCGTCATACTCAACGACAAGTTTTTTAGTTAGCGTAAACACTAAAGCCTTATGTAGAACGTTACCTTGTTTAGACAATTGTCCTGATAAATTCATTTGCGCACTGATATGGACTAATGAAAATTCTTGCTCAGGAAATACAGCGAGCAACATAAATTCGTCATTGTGCTTTACTATTCCGTCGATAGCGTAAAAGCCATTTAATGAAGCACCTTCATAAGCGACTTTATAATGCTCTTTAATGCGTGACAGCATGAAGTTTTTTACATGTGCTGATAATACATCTATCTGTTCCAACCTTTTTGAGTCGTTCAATTTGCGCCCTGTGTAATATCTTGAGCGCATACAAATATCATCAGTGTGCATAATTACATCCTATCGGTAAGCAGGTTTAAAAAGGCCCCGCAGGGCCTGATAACTAGAACGCTAAATCTTCGTCTTCCTGTGCTAATGGCGGCTCTTGCTGCTGCGACACCGGAGCACTTGTTTTAGGTTGTACGGTGTTTTTACCTTGCACTGCGTCAATCCAGTTCCCTTGTTTATCACCCGCTTTCCATACACGCTGGCGAACAAACATGATTTTATTTGCCAGGTTGCTCATCAAATCCATATCCGTTGGTTCACGATCTGCTGCGATAATCTTACCACCAGCGTTGAAATCGATAGCTGCAAGCATTTCTTTTGCTTTGTCAGCAGCTGTTGGCTCGCTGGCATTAACGTAAAGTTTTTGGAATGTTACGCGGCCTTTGTGCTCACCTTCGATTACGTCCCAGCGTAGATTGATATAACGCTCACTAACATAACGTTTTGTTTCACCATTTGGCAGTTTGTCAATTTCAGCCCATTTTGCTTCCGTACATGCAACTTTTGTCACCGTCTTGTCAGGAATTGGCAGTAAGTCAGTTTGTGACTCAAAGTTGCCGGTTACGGTTGTTTTGTTCAGTGTTTCGCCTGTTGATTTAGTGAAAAAACCCATGTTATTTACCCTCTACAATTAATGTTTGTGCAGGTTGTTCTGCTGTTTTATCTTCTATTCCGTAATATTCGCAAATCTGTGCATCAATTACAGACAAGTCATTATCAATTATTTCTGATTTAAACATCCCAATTGGTGATTTTACTGTGTCAGTGCCATCGTTTTGTGTCCTGAAAAAATACCCGTCATCGTTACGGATTGACTTCAAAACAATGGTGAACATTCCTTCAAGCACCACTTTTTCATCTAGCATCTTGCCAATCGTCTTCATCTTTGCATTCTGGCCATATTCATCTGTCTGAGTATGCGTGAGAATGTACACTCGGATGTCATCATCGACATTTAAAACTGACTGCATGACATCCCAAGAGTGCCTGGCAATCTCTGTAAACTTTTCGTAACCTTTTTCTTGGCTTCTCTTCATAAACTCGTTAGCCATCAGGTATTGGAAATCATCAATGATTACAATTGATTTTCCATTCTGCTTTGCCCGCTCAATAGCTGCACAAATGTTTTTTGTACTATCCGTGCATGCTACTGAACCTGTTTTTGTTGTGCCATCCCAAGGCTTCCAGTTTTTTGAGCTGAACGGCAATCGTTTTTTAATAACCTGAATCCATAAGCACTTTTCTGGGTCTAGGTTGCGGCCACTGGTAGATTTACCAGTCCCACTGTTTCCCATTACTATCACTCCGGTTCCCATATACTTTCCTTACAATTCAATGTGATACTGTTTACAAATCTCAATTAAATGCGCTGCCTGAGTTTCAGCATCATCGGCGGCGTTATGATGCACACCAATTCGCTGAAACTCTTCAACTGGAAA